ATTTTAAATATGAAGACTGTTGAAGCTGAGGTTGAAGAGGTTGAGAAGATAAAGCCATCTAAAAAAGAAAAAGAATCATTAAATTAATATCGAGCACCTTTTCTCATATTATCTATAGGGGATAGAGGTTCAAGATTAGTGTAATTAAAACATTTTCTTTGTTCTTCTGGTTTACTTAAATCAAAACTTGCACAAGGCCTAATGTGATCTATATGAAAGGAACTTCTATTTTCCCAACTCATGCCAGGTTTAAATTGTTTCTCTATATGTTGTCTTGCAAATTCAATAGTACATCCTAATAATTCCATAGAGGAAGCTGATTTAACATTACCATTTAATGCATCACCGATTCTATTACGAATATTATTAATTAGGCTAAAAAGGGGGTCAGTTTTTCGTTTTTCTTTCCTGTATAAAGATCTTTTTTCTTTATTAGCTAAATGATATTCTTTTTTTTGTTTTGATATACTTTCTTTATTAGCTAAACGGTACTGTCTACAATACAGTATTCTTTTTTTTCTTTGAGCTGAGGCGATAGCGCTCACGTCGCTTAAGTTGGAGCTCTTTTTTGTTTCTTTGATAATATCTTCTTGTACATTCATTCCTATCTTCTATATCTTTATATGGCATATGTCAACACCCTTATATTATTAATCATGATCAGTATCTTCTAGTTGATCTTTAAGCATATCCACCATCCACTCATTATCTCTAAATACACTCATCATTACATTAGTTAGTTGATTAACAACAGCTTCCTCGTCTTCAGGCTTCTCCAGAGGAGCCTTCTCTTGATTTAATCCAGAGACTTGTACTGCGGCATGCATTATCTCATGAAAAATTGTGTTAGCCATTTCTTGACCACATAGATCATGTTGTACTTGTATAATATTTTGTCTGTAATCATATTCTCCAAAGCAATCAGTCATCTCCCATTTTTTATAATCAGGCCTAACATATTTAATCTTAACATCTTTATAACCAATTCTAACATTGTTGGGTAAACCAATAGCTTCAACTGTAATAGGCTTCAATGGTTTCTTAAAATGTTTGCTTTTCTTTCTTCTCATAAGGGAGGGTATATATCAAAATTATACACAAGGATACAAATTTCTACTCGTGCCTTAATTGTGTCTGAAATAAGGCAAGATACGATCGCGATACCTAGAAGGGTAAAAAATATTTATTTTATTTATTTGCGCTAAAAAATCTGGGGAGGTATCGCGATGAGTAAATTCGCTTGACCTATCTCCTAGAAGCACTGGTATAAGCCGCTTAATTAAGCAAAACATCGCGATACCTTAGGTGTCGCGTGGGTGTCGCGCATTGAAAAAAAGTGTCGCGTGGGTGTCGCGTTTATAGACAAAATGTCGCAGTTTAAGGCTATATCGGCTCTAGAATAGAATGATTCTAATCTATCTGCGACATTTTGTCCACAATCGCGATACTTTTTAGCAAAACGCGATACCGAGCGCGACACTTTTTTGGCGTTAAATGAACAAACGCGATAGCACGCGATAGCCAGCATTCTGCCTCATTCTGCCTTAATCTTGCCACAATTGGAACACAATTCATCTTAATTGGTCCCTGGTCCGCGCTGCTTGACGCTTGATCCCTGGTCCGTGATCCGTGTCTCTTGGGAATTGATAGGTGCTGCCAGGACGTGTGATGAAAAGGGGTAAGAAGCCCATCCTAACAGCTGAAGAGCCTATCGTCTCTCTTGAGGGTGCTCCGCCCCGTTCTCTAACTCATTAATCTTGTATCTTTGATCTGGAAATCGTTCTATTACAATTGCTTTATATCGTGTCAGAACTTCTGGCATAAAAATAAATTTTAGTTCTTCAATAGAACTAGTGCCTTTTTTTAAATTCCATAATTGAGAAGTAAATATAGTATTCTGTTCGGTGTACTCTATAGGATTAAAAATTCGGTCCGCTGATATATTGGAATAAAACCCATTGTGGTAATTATTTATATCCATTAGCTCATTGGGCCTATTCCTAGTAAAAGGTAAATGGGTCATCGGGCATCTATTTCCGTATCGTTCCACTTGTTTATCAAAAGCTTCTAAAAGTTTATCGCATCGACCACGACGATCATCTTTAAATTCAAACTCTCCATGCAGAATTTTACCTTGTTTTAGCCTATCCTTTACCTTTCTAGTCATCGAGCCATGAATCTTAAGCATAAAACCTTTTTTAGAACTTAAATATTTTTTATTATATTCCCTAAGATGGGGAACTAACTTTTTTTTTACCCATTTACCCTCAACTTGATACTCCATATACTTACTGCTTATTACTTTCCTTATGCCCTGTTCATTTATATACCGAGACTGTAGTGAGACAACACCAGTTATTGGGTTTGTATATCTTATAGGATGTTTTCCCGTTCCAGATTTTGCTGCCATTATTTATTTCCTTTCTTTATTTTGTGTCATACTGTTAACCCTAAATGTAAGTATATCCAAAATGCTGTAAATAAAGTAATTGATGTTAATTCCATTCCAGCTTTCATTCGTTTTCATTTCTTCCTGGTATAAATAAACCTCTAATCTGTTCTTTAATAACTTCTACCTGCATATCATGGTACTCTATACTAAGACTACAATGTTGCTGTATATCTTCAAAGCTTTTACCAAGTTCAATCCAATTTAAAATTTCATTCAAAATTTCAACTTTGGCTCTGTGTCTACCTTGTTGTCCTTTCAATTTTGCTCTTATTTTAGCTGCTGGTTCTTCTGTCATTTATTAAACTCCTCTTCTTTCATTGGTTTAGTCATTAATATTTTGCTCCTTTTTTCATATTATCTATTGCCCATAAAGGTTGTAAATTTTTATAATTAAAACATTCCGCCTGTTGCTTTGGATCATTAAAATCATATGAAGCACAAGGTCTAATATGATCTAAATGCCATAAACCATGATTTCCTCTAGTCATGCCCTTAGTAAATTTTTTCTCTAAATGAATCCATAATTTTTCAATAGTACACCCTAATAATTTCATAGTAGAAGTCGATTTATTTGTTCCTTTTAAAACTTTAACAATCCTTAATCTTAAAATATTTTTTAATCTAAAATTAGTGTTGGTATGGTATTTATTTAATAAATGTTTATTTATTTTATCTCTATTTTCTTTATTGTATTTTTTATTTTGTTCTCTATAAATTTCAACTCTACCTGCTCTATATTTAGCATCATAGGCTCTTTTATGATCTATATTATTTAAATAGTATTCTTTCGATGCCTTTGCTACTTTTTCTTTGTTATTTAAGTAATAATTTTTACTAATCTGTTTTGCTTTTTCTGTATTCAAAATATAATATTCCCTACACTTCTTTAAAATTTTTTCTTTATTTCCTAAATAATGTTTTTTACGAAACTCTATTATTTTTTCTTTATTAGCTAAACGATATTCTTTATCATATAGCTTTTTCTTTTCTTTTTTTGCTAAGGCGATAACGTTCACGTCGCTTAAATTTAAGTTCTTCTGCATTTTTAGCATAATATTTTTTCCATCTTTTTTTTGAGTCTTCTTTGTTTTTATAAGGCATTTATATAGATTTGTCCACCCCTTATTTATCCTCTTCAAAAGTCTTCAATAATGGCGTTAATACTTCATTATTTTCTTTTCTATCTTGTAAATTATAAAACATATCAAGGCGTTTTAAAAACTCGTGCTTAGCTTTTCTTAATTCATGACCTTGAATGTTAAATTCTTGATAATATAAGTCAGGAGTCACTATCATAACAACACATTGCTTAATCTCACTACCATAAACATAATCGTGAGCGAGAGCGTAGGCCGCGCACTGGAGATAGTAATCTGTTATATACTCTTTTATTTTTGGCTTGTTACTGGTTTTAAAATCGACAATACTTTCCATCCCGTTATGCATGCACACTAAGTCAGTACTGCCCGCAAATAGGCCAGGATAATATAACGTAACTTCAGATCCATAATATTCATCTATAGGTGTCAGTCCTACTTCAATCATTTTATTAGCCATCGGTAAAGCTTCTTTTCCAATTGGCGTAAGATCAATTATGTTAGTTCCTAAAACATGATGCTCCAGAAATTTATGGACAGCGCTCCCTCTTGAAGTTGAGTGATTTTTAATTCTCTCTGCTTCCGCCTCACCTACTTTAGCTTTCCATTTTATTAAAAAGTCTTGATTCTTTGTGGCACCTAATACAGTTGTCACACTAGGTAATTTATAATTACTAATCTCATACATTCTCGTCCCTGTTCCGGGATCCGTGAGCTGTTTACCTTGTATATACTTGTATTTGTTACTTTTTTTCATATTTCTCTATTTTATTTTCTACGTTCTTATACCTCGTACTTAAAGTTTTCATTCTTAAAGAAAAAATATCAAATTGATCAAGAACTTCATCTAATTCATTAATACATTGATCGACATCCTTAATATCATTTTTAAGAATCCAATATTCATTTACAAAAAAACCTGAATCTCTTTTACTATTTTTTAGGGCAAAAAAAGCACTTTTAGGTTTAGCATAAAAATATAATACCCAGGTCCAAAGCCACTCTCTAATACTTTTACGTTTAACTTTTTTTATATAATTAATATCTTTTATGATTTGCTTACAATATTTAAAGTTTCTTAATAAGGCGTAATACTCTTCTCTTTTAGGTTTGATAAAACTATTATCCACTGTTGTCATAAAGCTTTGTATAGTTTTTGCTAATTTTACTGGGGGCGTCATATTTTCATTATTTTTTATCATCACGTTCCTTTTTATTTAATTTAGATTGCTTGTAACTCTCATCAAGTTCTTGTTGTTCTTTTTTAAACCGATCATTTTGTTCTTCTAACTTCTTAATCATCTTATGGTATTCTTTGATGTCTTTATCTTTCATCATTCTTGTTTTAACAGTCCTAACTCTTCAAGTCTATCTGCAATCCATATATCCGGTTCCCCTTCTCTTGCTTTTTGAACTCCATAAGGCATATCGGATTGGAAATATTCATAAAGTTCATCATATAATACTGTTCCCAATTCAACTGCGTCCTCTGCATCTTTATCTAACGCGTCGTGTTTAATTAATATTTTTTTTACTTCATCATATTCATTCATTTTATTTCTTCTTTCTATTTTTAATTGTTATACTCCAAGGTGCATTAGCAGTCCTTAGACCTTTTTTACTAGTGTCCCAGTATCGTTTACAAAGATTACCACTTCCTGCGATAAACTCATGTTGTTTTTCAGAATGTGGATCGTAAGGTCTTCTAATCTTTTTACCATCAGACTTTGAAAAATAATTAATATAGTATTGGTTTAACATTCTTCCTCCTTCGGATTGTACATAGTATATTTTAACGTTAACTCATCACCTGCTGCTATGTTTTCAACAACGATAACGTTCCATTTTGTTGTAAGTGAACTAATTCTATTCTCAACTCTAGAACAGTTAGGTGTATTACTATGGTTAATAAAGCCCCCTAGAGGCGTTCTAATGAGTATCTTATCAATTTCATAATGAGAGGTACCTAAATCACAACTTACGGTTAAATCTCTGTTGGTAAAAAGACCTTGTCCTTCGATGTTTGAATCTTTAATAAAGAGTCCAGCAGGTAAAGGTTTATAATTCATTTAACACTCTTACTGTTGTTCCATACATTATTATTAAATACTTGTATCAAACGAGTTAGTTCAACCTCATATTTTTTACCAAATCTATTAGTAAAATAAACTTTGCAATCCGTTACCGGTAAATCTAAATCTCCATATTTAAGTATATCTATTTTATCTGTCATTTTTTAAACCATATGTTATCTCTAAATTTATCAAGTTCAATTACATTGTCATCGAGATCTTGTATATCGGGTCCATAATAATCTATAACTTTTTCTATCATGTGTAATTTAACTGTGGCAGAAGCCCATAATTCTCTTGCAACAAAGAAACAATCTTTATCAAAACATGTCCAACGCCATTGTTTTTTAATTTTACGTAACTCACCACACTTTAAAGTCTCATGAATCAACTTTATAACATCTCTATCTGCCATAGACAGTTCCATTTTCCAATGCCACTTTGTTTTTGTAGAACTTTTAATAATACCTTTAGCATCAAACAATCCTGCAATATAAGGCGTATCTAATTTAAAGTTGTCGTTCATTTCTTTTCTTTCATTATATGTTTTATTATAGTCGTATAAGGATTAGGTTGTAAATCCCTAGTGCAACTTACCAACATCACTTGTAGAAGTATCATCATCAATATAAAGCTCAACAACTTCGGACTCATCCACATAGATTTCTCCTTCCGAGTCGCATGTATCACACTGCAACACTATATGTTCTCTGCTAGTTTTTTCTTCGTTCAGCTTTCCATTCTCTTGTATTTGGAATTGTTTGTAACCATTTCCATTACATTCAGAACAGATTGCCTTGTGTCTACGCTTTTTTAAATTTGCCATTTAATTTTTTCGCTTTCTCATTTGCAATTGATTCTATGGTTTTACTAATTGATAATTTAGCATCCGGTAATAATATTTTGGATAACGTTATCAATTTCTTATAAGTGTCATGGGTTAATGACACATTCCTGTATTTAGTTATATCAGTCATTTTCTTTCCTTTTTATATTATCTATATAGAAAAACTCCTACATAGTCAAGTATTAATTACTCTTCTTTATTAACTTCATTGGTTTTTTGACCAGCGGCTATTATTTTTTTTAAGCCTAGGGCCTGCATTTCTAATTTTGCATAGTTTTTCCATGCAGTTTTAATTAGATTAAGCTCCAACAATAGATTACTCCACTGCTTTTGACTTATGTCTTTACTAGTTATTGTTACTTTTTTCATTATTTTTTAACTTTCTTGCTATATAATCATAAATAGGTGCTTTTTTTTCAGAACCCTCTTTGATTTTCTTTTGGTATAACTCTATTTTTCCTTCTTGGGCTGCTAACAAAAAAGCATCAGCTTTTTTTACAAGATCCATATCTTTTCTTTCTTCAATTAGATGTCCTGTATGATACACGATAGCTTCATGTGTTTCTGCATTTCTTATCCATTCTTGTATAGTTTCTTTTTTCATATTATATTTCTTTCATTGTTAGTTGGTCTTCTTTATTAAATGGGCAATCTTTAATTAAACAAGGCATTGTAAACTCCCTTGGTTTAAGATCTTCTCCCACTAAATTTATTTCACATTTTGGACAAGCTCCTCTTGCCATTAAATCGCCAGAGGTTCCTCCTACTCTATCAACGAGTGCCCAATTCTTTTTCTTAATTTGCTTAGCTGCAAATTTTAAACCTTCTACGATTTCTTTAGGTTCATGTTCCGATTTAGCTGCAGTTAAGATTAATCTTCTATATGCAAGATAGGGTTTAGCTTCTGTTTTTAGTATTTTTATTTCTTTTTTTAACTTATCTTCGGGTGTTTCTATTTTTATATTTTCTTTCATTATGATGCCTCCTCTAAATATATTCATTTTACAAAAACCTCCTTATCTCTTCTACCAGGTATCCATGCATGTACTAATGGTGGATCAGTTAAATTGTCCATACTATCTATATAAACAGTTAATGGGCCTGCATTAGTTTGCATAGTTACATAACAAGAACCTTTAGTTCTTACATCTAACTTTATGCCTTTTGCATATCTTGCTTCAAACTTATGTTTTTCTGTTTTCATTATTTCCTTCTTTCTATTTGTTGTTTCTTTCATGTCCTATATATAGGATACTAAATGATATTTGTCAACCCCTACCTTGACCTTTATATTTTTTATTTTTCTTTTGCCTTTTTTCTGCCTTATTTAAGCATTTTTTGTGAGTTCTAGGCCGTTTTTTGTGTTGGTCACGAGGTGCATGTTCCGCGTTCTTTGACTTTTTAGCCACCGTGTTTGGCACCTTTCATAATAGTACCGTCGGGCATTTTATGAGTTTTCTTTTTAGAATCTTTTGCAAATTTCTTTGCTATTTTAGGTTTGTTTTTAAATAAATATTTTCTTTGTTTATCGGATTTAAAAGGCATTACTTCCACTCCTTAACAAAAGGTGTACCACCATCTTGACGTGACGTCATGATAGGTAGATAACTTATTTTACCATTAACATGTTGCTCTAGATCGCCTCCGCATTCCATGCATCTATAAAATTGAGAAGTTATTCCGACTAAAGTCGTGATTTGATTACACGTTGGACATTCACCTTTAACAATTTCTGTTTGAAAAGCCAGTCTTTTATTTTTAGTTTTTTTCATTATTCAGATAGTATAAGCTTTTTTATAGATTTTTCACCCATATAAATCTCTGTTTCTGCTTTAGATTTAATACATTGGTATTCAACATTTTTAGAAGCACCTCGCATAGCAATTCTTTTACCTTTTAAACAGTCACTCATTGCTGGTTGTATTCTATGTTCTTTTATTACCCCATTAACAATCATCAACAATGCAACAACTATCTCAATCATGACTACCATTACCGTTTTGTCTAACTTTATCTTTTAATTTTTCTACATCTATTAGTGCTTTATCTAATTGATCTCTTAAGAATTCTATGTTAACCTTATTGGTCATATTTTGTTCTTGAGTTAACTCTAATTTTTCTGTGACTTTATATAAATTTTCTATCAACATAAACTGTTCCTGGTCCGTGGGCAGTTGCTCACTCTTCTTGAGTAAGTCTGCTTGAAACAATTCACGTGAAGTCTCGAGACTTGTTAGTCTAGCTGTCAGTTCAAAGTATCCCCAAACACCTACAGCTACCGCTGCCATGATACTAACCATGTTCTTAATAGGCATTCCGATTGTAGTTTTATCTGATATTTTCATTTTTTTTGTTTTAATAATTCTCTGTAATATTCTTGAACAGTAGTCCCAAGTTTGTTAAATTTACCCGCCTCTCCACAAATTACAATGTAATGTTTTTCATCTACCCCTGGAAACTCTTTAACAAATTCCTCGTATGTGTCATTATTCATTTCTTTTTCCTTGGTTTAGGTTCAAATAATTTAGCGATCCAATCACAAATATCATCTATCTTCGCAAAGAATCTGTAACAAAATCTATCGATCATATTCTATTTTCATTAGCTGTTCTACTATCGTAGCTGTTAAGCCAGGAGGAGCAGGTTCAAAACCATATTCACTTTTTACACACCCCGTTATTAAAATAAGTATAATTAAATATTTCATATTAATGCTATCTCTGTACATGTAAATTTAGTAGATAATTTACTATTATTAACAAACTTTTCGTCTTGTGAAAGTATTAGTTCTTTAGATAATTCGTATGCAGCAATAGTACATTCTTTCCATGAATTATAAGGTTGTTTAATTTCTACTGGAGGTAGGCATTTGTTATTAATAAAAGAACATAAAAATATTACTAAAGTAAATTTCATCTTGGTGGGCCTCCAAATAAAGCTAGGATACAAATAGCCACGATTAATATAGTAGTAAATTTGTAATTCATATCTGGTTCCATAAAGGCACACTCCATATTAATTACCTTGAGACAATGTACTACGCATAATTAAAAAACTTTTAAAATCTGTTTCCATTTGTTTTATTTTTTCTTCCATTGTTTTAAGTTTATCGTTTGTAACAATTGTATTACCTTTGTTTTTTTCTATATTTAATAATAAATGGCTTTGATTTTCTTGTATTCTAGCTATGTATCCAATTTGATTTTTTAAATCTTTCTCGTTGATTATTGTAATTGCAGCTTGGTTTTTATTAATAGTCTCTGTAAGACTTACGATATACTTAACGCCCGTAAAGGTTCCAACTAAAATTGAGGCTATCACTGGGATCAATACAAAGTTCTTTTTTAATAGATCCGCTATTGACATGACAGGCACTCCTCTCCAGAATTTTTAGGGTCATCACAAACACAAGTATCACAAGGACAAATACCGTAAGGATCGGTGTGGAAATCATCCACGCAATGACACGCATGACCACATTTTTTACATTCATTTTTAATCTTTTTTTCCATGTGTTTTTTCCTCGATTTCATAAAAGAAATTGTCGGTGTCTTCAGTCTTCCATTGGCCCGTATCTTCTACGTTCCAGTTATTATTTTGTACCTTCCAGTCAGGAATACTATCTTTCACAGTGAAAGAAGGTAGGTCCCATATACATCTGTTATTAGGTTGTGCTGCATAGTTGCCGTTGTCTAACGCAATTATGTGTGCGCACTTATGTTCGTGCGGAATTTCTGAATGATCAGAATTTAGTATATTAGCATCTGGGTGTCCCCAGTCAACTGTAAATAAATATTTACCGTGATACCATTTCTTGTCTTTACCAATGTATTTGCCGGATGCGGCTGTTAAAATATCCCAACTAGTAATAGCAGGGTAATAAGAAAAACTATTCCACAATTGTAGTTCATCAAGTCTCTGTAATGGAACAGCTTCCGGTTGAAAACCACGTTGAATAAAAGCCGATATGGGTAAACGATAAAAGACTGCACCGTTTTCCATGATGGCATGGAATAAGATCGAACGACCTGTAAGTGATGTAATACCGAAGATGATACAGTCTTCAACTTCGCCATGATGTTTTTTAAGATCATATAAATACTCCCTTTTTATTTGTGAGTATTGTACAGGAATATTTGCATTTAAGTAAGCCATAATTTAAGCTACTATAACATAAATTTACTTTATTGAACCCCAGTTTTTACCTTTTTTGTAATTTACTTTGTTAGGCACTTTAAGAAGAACAGCATTTTCCATAGTTTCTTTTACTATTTTAGCAGTCTCTTCGCTATCAATAGACAGACACAACTCATCGTGTATCTGTATCTGCGGTAAAATTCCTTGCTCATATAAGTCGACCATAGCTTTCTTAGTCATGTCGGCTGCGGAACCTTGAATTAACCTATTCAAAGCTTTGTAAGTAAATGCAGGTTTATAATGTTTAGTAAAGTCACCCATATAATTATCAGCTATGTGATCTTTATATTTATCTAATAACTCAGCTTTAAAAGCTATCTTTGCATTCTCTTCTGTTAATATAGGGACAGGTTCATATCTATTAATTGCATTATTCCATGATCTGTCTTTAGTTTCCCATTTATTAAATCTACAAAATCTATCTCCCAATGTAAATAATAGTTTATTATCTTCTGCAAACTCAATCAAATCCTGAGATAATTTCTTAACAAACGGAGCTTTCTCATGATAAGTATTAAACAAAACACTAGCTTGAGCTTTAGTTAAATTTAATTCACTGGCTAATTTTATTTTACCCATACCATAGAAGAGTCCCAGGTTAATTGTTTTGGCCATGGTCCGTGATATGTGAGCCATGTCTGCAACAACTTGATGAAAGTCTACATCGAATCCACTTTTATAAGACTCTTCAATTTGTTCTAAACTTTCTCTTAAATTATTAGGCATCTCAATATCAGGATTCTTATAAGGATATAAAGTTAAAGCGTAGTGGACCACAATCCGTGGTTCCTGTTGACTGTAATCGAATGATCCCCATACGCAACCTTCATCAGGTACAAAAAGTTCTCTCATCTTTTTACCGATAATTCCTTTAGATGGAATTTGTTGTAAGTTAGGATTAGACATTGAGAACCTTCCAGTAACCGTTCCGCCTTGATCTGATCTAATCTGATTAATGTCTGCGTGTATTCTTCCTTCGTGTACAAAACTTAGTAGCCCTTCAACAAAAGTACCTTTAGCTTTGTCACACTCTCTAGCTTTTACAATCATTCTTAAGAAACGATTCTTATGCGTCTTTAAATAATCTTTAGGAAGTTTAGGAGTAGTAGATGGAACTAATTCTATTTTAGGTTCACCTTTTTCATCAAGAAGAACTTTACCATCTTTACCTTTTAGTTTTTTCTTTCTATCTTTTGTTTTTTCATAGTCGGTAATTTTCTCATGCTCTAACAAAGCTTTAATAGAAGAAGCGGCCCATATCTCTACATCAACGTTAGTATGTTTTTTAATAATCTTTAATAAATTATCTCTACGTTTTTCTAGAAGTTCTCCAAGTGTCTTAGCTTTTTCGACATCTATCTTAACGCCTTTAAACTTCATGTCAACCAAACAAGGAAATAATTTAGTTTCTAATTCAAATATCTTTCTACATGTTTTGTATTCTTTACTTCCATCTGGATTAGTTTTTGTGTATAATACCGCGTCCAGATATTTTTTTTCAAACAGTTCCCATAATTTCAAAGTTAAATTAGTATCTTGCTCTGCATAATCTTTTACTAAATGGTATGGTAATTTATGCATACTAGTCATAGGGTCTTTTATCATTCCATTAGACCACTCTAAAACTTTTTCAGCTAAATCATATTTGTATTTAGTTTCATTTAAATAATCTTTACTGATCGAATCTAAAGAATATCTCATTCTTGTTTCATCAATAACTGACGCTGCAATCATGGTATCTAACAATTCTCCTTGAGGCATATCTCCAGTTGCTGATCTAATCCAACATACGTCATACATAGCATTATGAAATACCTTACGTATATTTTTGTTTTGAAATATTTTTTCATTTAAATAAGCCCAAGTTTCCTTAGTATTTAAATTCTCGGTCATGTGGTGAGCAATAGGGAAATAGAAAGTTTGATTCTTGGTAGCTATAGCTATACCGGTAACAAAACCATCTTTTCTTACAGCACCTAATCCTTTTGTTTTTAAATTAGGATCGTAAGTTTCTAAGTCAATTGCAACAGTATCTATACCTTCTAAATTTAACTCACTGAGTTGTGGAACGTCACACATTATTTATAATCCCTTTCTATTATCATTTCTAAATAGTGAATAGCTTTCTCTATGTCTTGTAATTCACCTTTCGACTGATGTCTACAAATATATTTAATTGCGTTTCCTTCTGCAAAAAGTAATTTGTTTTTATTAATAAAATCTGCTGGTTGAATCGCCATATCTTTATAATGTGATCCTCCTACTTGTTTTTTATAAGCACTCATTTTTTTCTCCTATTGTAAAGTATTTTTTTCCGGGCATTTTTGCTAATCTCCAATAGTCAAAAATTCCTCTGCTGTATGCAGTGTATTGTAATCTTCTTGAAGTGAAGTAAGGATCTTTATTAACGATAGTTTCGTCAACAACAACATTGTCATAAGTTAGACCTTTAACAGTATGGATATTTGCATATTCTACTCTAACTTTTTTATCAAAATCAAAACCTTTATGTAAAACTCTTTTTATATATCCCATTCGTTCTTTATGTCTGTTAACCGGTGCTCTTATAAGATCAAAATCTTTATGTCCCTTACAAGTAGATTTTAATAATTTATTATCTATTAAATAATCCACAGTGTAATCTTTTTTAATCCATTTTTTAATAGTTTCTGTTGCTTTAGATTTATCTCCGACAATCAAATCTTTACTTAAATATTCACAAAAATGTTTTATCTGAGTAAGATCCATTGGAGTACCTTTAATAAATTCTGGCCATAATTTATGAGCTCTTAATTCTTTTTTAATTACAAATGGAGGCTTACTTACTGGAGCAAATTCTATACCCTGTGCCATAAGAAAATCTGTACAACGTACATCGCTTGGAGTTCCTCTATAAGTAAATAAAAATGTTTCCTCAGTATTGTTGATTTTATCTAAAAGCTTTTTTAAATGTCCCGATGGTTTTAAATCTGGTAAATAATAACCTGTTCCTTTAATGACTTCCCCTATATGGCCCTTTTTATGTTTTTCTTGATACTTTGCTGGAGTCCACACTCTATGAGACTTATAATGCTCCCAAACATCGTGTATGATTGATTTACAATATGTATTGATAGCTTCACCACATCTACTACCTTCTTTTAATTCATCATAAGGATTTGCAGCTAAGTTGTGAAAATATTTTGCATCTGACCCCGAGTACTCAAATAAAGTTTGATCTGCATCTCCAACTAAATAGTAATGACCCTCTTTTACGTTTCTTGCCATTTTATCAATAGCTTTTCTTTGAGGTACATTACAATCCTGACATTCATCTATAATTAACATGTCTATATCTGGATCTTTTACATCGTCTTCCAATTGTTTAGTTTTTTCATTATACGTTTGACGTGTAAAATTATTTATCATATCAGAAAAATCACAAAGATTGTTATCCTTTTTATATTTTTCATAAAGTGGAAGTAATTCTTTAATTAATTTTAAACCGTAAGGTTCAAAAGATTTTTGATCGCATTTAATCCAGTACTTATCTAAAGTTTTTCCATGTCCATCAGCGTCTGATAAGTATTTATAAAATCTATGTTTACGTTGTATGTCGTCTTCCCTGTGACGATTAAAGCGGCTATCTTTTTTTATTAATTCTTGATGGTTGTGTAAATTAAACATTTCTTTTTTTAATAATCTACTTTTACAATAAGTATGAATGGTACATACTCTATGCTTCATTGCTTTTTTAGTAACCCCTCTTAATTGTGGAAATGTATAATGTCCTTCTTTATTTTTTAAATTTTTTAAATCAAAAATAGCGTCTCTAATTTCATTAGCTGCTATGTTAGTGTGAGATAGAATTATAATTTTTTCAGGAGTATATTTTTCTAAAGCTTTCATATATGTATTTACAATAAATTTGTGAGTTTTACCGGTACCTGGAGGACCTGCAATAAATCTAGGCTTGTTCAGAATTTACCTCTTTCGTTTCTTCGCTAGTTCCTTCTAACACAAAATCTGCCCTTTCAATTTCAGGGTTCTCTATTACCCAAGAAACTAAAGATTTTTTTTGATAGGACCCATTCTTTTTATAAGCTTTTAATACGTCTTGTACTAAAAGTACAAGATCTACTCGTTTTTTGAAAACCACTCTTTGTTCTTCTAAATAATCTTCAAAATCATTTAAACTAAATTCTAATTCATTATTTATTGGATTAAAATAAGGGTTTCCATAATTAAATAATTCTGCTTTAGTTGTATATGCTTTTTTAACTTTAATATAATTAACAAAATATTTCTTAATCTTATTAGACTCTGCAGCTTCTGCCACATAGTTTTTTGATTTAGTTCGTGATTCAAATTTCATTCTCATGATCTCCTCAAACTGTGCAGACTTCATTTTTGGAATCCAAACTTGAGCTTGCATTACAACCGCATCATAAAACTTTAACTGGTTCATAAGTGTTGGTCCATCGACTGTAATAGTTTTAGTAAAAACTACACCTTCTAATTTTCCTGTTACTTCTATCTTATATCTGTCTTCACCATACTCAACAATTTCACCCATAGAATCATCAGCTATCTGTTTAACTTGTACTAATGATTTATCTTGGACACCTATCCAACTAAATATTGTTGCAATACTTTCAGTCCTGCATTCAATTATTTCTGCAAGTTTAGGCATGCCAAATGGTTTTTTAGATTTTCTAGTTGTAGATCCTTTATTTTTTCTACTTTCAGATTCATCGTCATTAGATTCTACTGCAATGTCATAAATAAATTCATTAATTTCAGTATCGTCCCAATCCGTTTGTTTAATTAAAACTCCAGCGATAGCTGTACAATATTCATCTCTTTGACCTTTAGGTGCATATAAAACTGATAAAGCAGTAGCTAAAGCTATCTTTCTTAAAATTTTATTTAAATCCCCTACATATTTATTAAAGCCTGTATACTTTTCCCATCTTACAATTTCTCTATGTTTGCTGTGTAATGATCCTGGAACAATTGTATAACATGTTTCTGTACTTCTTATTTCACATAAACACTGCCCATGTGCAGCATGTTGAACATATCTTTCGAGATCTTTTGGTAATGAGAATTTCTGTGCAGGTAATCTTTCTTTAAACCAGTAGTGACTTGCAGGGTTATGTTCTCTACCAGATATAGTACCACAATTTGATAAATATTTATTTGCAAAAACTTTTGCACGACTGTTATCAAGATCTAAATCAACTACGTTATCTAATCTTAATCCTATTTCTTTATCTGCATATTTATTTTTCCATTCTTCTTT